TAGCTTTTGTTTGTGGTTGTTCACCATCATCGGATAACTCCCCGCTAGTAAAGTGGTTACATACAAAACAATAAGTATGTCCATCATCGTATACGGAATTACCGTCTGACGAACCGCAATTATCACAGCTTGTGTGATATAAGAAGGTTGATTCATCTGAGCCAGTCAACTGGGATTGCATAATATACACACCAAGGGAATCCATTACGTTCAGCCCACATCGCATAGGATGTTTTGGAACTTTTGGATAGTTTAGTAAGAGGGTTTTGAAAGATGAAACGAATGTCTAACTCTGGGTTAGCCTTCTTAACAGCTTTCATTTTGCGTCTCTGATCTGATGGGAAATACCCTTTAGCTTCTAGGTACACATTCCCAACTTTAAAATCAGGAATGTATTTAGCTTCTATAACGTATGATAGCTTTTCAGATTCATACTCATAGTCTACACCTAATTGCTCTAGCAAATCAGCAACTTGTTCTTCCAAATGACTACGCATTAGAAGTCGTCAGCCTCTACTGAGGCAGGTGTACCAGCTGCTTCAACATTAGGATCTTCGACCTTAAAACCTTTACTTGAACCAAATAGTTCTACAGCTTCTTCAGCTGACAAGTCACCACTGTCCACTACGCCAGCTCCGCTGTTAAGACTAATAACTTGGACTGCCTTTAGTTTTAATGATGTACCAATATCTCCAGCTGGTAGTATGTAAGGCTTTTGGAAGAAAGCTAACTTAACTTTACTACCACTATAGATAGGAGTATCAATGTCTTCTATCTTTGTACCTTCAGTATCAACTATAACAGGTATAAACTTATCTCCATCTTTCCATGAAAATCTGATTTGATAAGTACCTTGTTGGTTCTCTAGCTCTTCCCAAGGCTCAGGCTTGACTGTGACCCTTCTAGGATTCTTTGCCTTACTTCTGGCCCACTCTAGAGCTGACTCACGTTCATCTTCAAGAGTTTTAATTAACTCCTCATTAACGAGAGCTGCAAGTTTGTATCCCCATTCACTTGGTTTGAGTATCGCTTGATACCCTTCAAGAGTAACGGGTGTTGGTGTTACATGTGTGTTCATGTTTAACAGAAAAAATAGGTGGAATTGGATACAACCTTTGGGTCTAGTGTCCCAACGATTGGTGGCGGTTCCGAGGCGTTGATGGTTTCGGCAAATTCTGACAGCCAACACTTCTCGGAAAAGATATTGGAGTAGGTTTCTCGCACAAGGCGATTGAGTGTTCCCATGTCTCCTGCTCTGCAAAGAACTGAGTCATGGATAACTGTGAATGGTTCATCGAAATGATTAAAAGATCTGTGAAGGATCGAAGCATCGAATGAATGTATATAATTAGGGGCTGTACTGGACTTGTGTTTAATAGGACTAGGTGTAGTTTTACCAGTAGGTATTCTTACCTGAGTTCTACCTAACAACTGTAGTTCCATGATCTGCGTTTCAATGTCATCTCTTTTTTGATTGACTGTAAAACCAGACGGTGTAACCCACTCAACTTCTTTAGCACCATTTCTGATGTAAAGTCCGACATGCTTCTTTATCCATCGCATCACATTCATTGGGCCAGGAACTATACTGTCCATGCTGCTATAAATAGCATTGACAACCTGTGTTAACTCATCCTTTGTAGGATCAAGACCCTGTTCACGTAATGCCTCACGTATGTACTTGCGACTACTATCCTTAGTAGCATTGTATGGAATTGTCATCACGGTGCGTTTGCACACGGAACGATTCATCCAAGGGTGCATGTAATCGGGGAGAAACTCTTTAGCCTTCTCAGCTACTGCCCTGTAAGCATCACTAGGTTTTTGACTAGGGACTACATTTACAAGTTCAGCTGTACTTTTATCTTTTGCTAACGCTGCAAGGATCTGAAGTCCAGAGCAGGTCGCATCAACGGCTACCATAAGACCAGTAGTTAACTTGTCTTTAGCAATACAGCAGTGGTAGTATTCATGACAGCTTGACATAAATTGCCAAGGCTCGTCTACCTCCTCCCATTCAGACAAGTATCTAATTGGGTCAGTGGCAACTTTAGTGATAAGTTCAGTATTTTCAGACACCCATTGATGTCTGTCCTCTAGTGTGCTTTTATCTAGCCCAAACGTAGTGGCCACCTGGAAAGACAACCATAGTTCTGCTTCATCTGTCACACTAGACTCATCAGCAAAGTTTAAGATAGCTTTACCAAAGTCTGTATCTTGAGGTGTGAGGAAGGCTGGGATGGGGTATGCTCTTCCCCTGTAGTCGAATGACCAACATAGGTAGAACGACTCATCTTTAAATTTCTCAGCTGCCTCTAATTGTGTTCTGGTTCTGACTGATCTCTTAAAATTGATACGGTCAGCATTGTAAGCCTCAGCCATAGATCTTCTCCATGACAAGTTAGACTTAGCATCATCATCAGCATCAGCAGGACGTGATGGTTTGTAAGCTGGAGCTATAGGTATAAACTTACCTATTACTCTACCTCTTAACCTCATCTCCTCTGCTACTTCCAGTACATGACGATTTACACAGTACTTCACCCGCTGTAACTTGTTTAAGAAGTTAATTGGTGCTTCCCCGTGTTTAATGTAGGGGTTAGATTTTCTAGTCAAATCGTGACCTCTCATCATACGATTAGTTAAGTAACCACCGTAGATGATACTACCCTCCTCATCATAGCCCCAATCGTCTGGTACGACTAGCATTGGCCAAGGTATTCCAGAGAATAGTTCAGCTGTTTTAATCAGCTCGTCACGTTTTGTCTCGAACTCAGGTGTGGGTACAACCTTATATTCGTAGCGTTTGCGGTGGGTTTTGCGTTTGTTGATGGTGAACCATCCTGTGGACTCCATAACTGCAGTCAAACCCCATCTACCAAGAGATACCTTTGTCTTTGTACCCCATGCTGGCCATCGTATGTCATGCTCACCAAATTTCTTGCTGGCAATAACTTGTTTCTGCATTGTACCGCAGGCATCATGAAAATACTTGTCACTAATATAGTGCATAAGCCCTGGGTAATTATGCTTATACCATCTAAACTTACACTCTGTCTCAAGTGCAGATCCAATGGCAGACATAGTTGGAACGAGTACGTTAGCTTGTCTTTTAGTGCTGAATACCCTGTCAAATGTTACCTTCAATAGGATGGTAGCAATAGCCAACGGCTCCAGCTCGTCAAGATACAGTGAGATCTCTTTATAGAACTTACCTGCTTGCCCTTTACTCAAGCGGTAAAAGGTATCTTCAACGGTCTTGATTAAGTACGGTAGTGCTTCTCTGATTGATGACACCCCGTACACGCTTGCGGAAGCGTAGGATTTCCCTTCTAGTTTCTCTAAAGAATCGTGAAGTCTTTGCTTCCCACAGCTGATTGCCTCCTGCTCTAGGAGAAACTGTCGGTGTAGGTTTGTATGCGTCACCATATGCTAGAAAGAGTGAGTATTCGTAGTCGTCAAGACGGTCAATTTGGCGTTGTGTCAAATTAGTCATCATAAATTTTACATTGTTGTTCATAGGGAAATACTTTACAGTACTCCTCCATGCTGCTGAAGCATTGCCAGTTGGGTAAGTAAAACCCTAACTCATATGCTGCATTACGTTTAGTAATTAGCTGGCCTTGAGAGGCTAGAGTAACTAAGAACTTATCTATAGATGGTGGGCCACATGGGTCAAGTTCTAAAAAGACTTCCCCTGTTGCATCATCAATGTAGTAGCCTAGTCGATCTAATAACTCTGATAGGTCATGTGGGTTGAGTGTCATAGTACATCAGATAAGGTGTCCAGTATGGCATTACTTGTCATAACTACATAGTCGCAGTCATTGACGAGTAAGTTCTTCATGTACCGTTTAGCTGCAATAGCTTGGCGGTATGATCTTTCCTCGACCTTGCCGTCAGACTTAGTAGCTCTGACGACACATACGTAGGAGGCTGGCAAATCCCAGGTGAGAGCTGCCTCGTGACCCATATCAAAGGTGACTTCAGTCAACTCATTAGTTGCTTGCCACTTGTTGAGTTCTTTTATTCTGTTTTTAAAAGGGTCAGGTTTTGCCATAATACATATCCAATCTGTTTGTTATTGGTGGTCGGTCTTGGTTAGTGATGGAGATAATTGAAACAATAGATAAACATACCCATGTCACACATATACCACCCATGAATTGATTAAATGAGTTCATCATCAAACCTCTTCATAGCGATCTCAGCTTGCTTGTCCTCATCGTAGTAAGGAAAGGCTGCCTTGACCTCTTCAAAGATAGTTTCAAGGCGTTCTTGTGCGTGTGGTGTGCTCATTAGCAGATAAAGTGCCCGCTACATGAGAACGACCATCTGAATGGATACATGTCACCGTACTCTTTGGCAACACGTTTGTCTATGATCTGTGCTATTGCGTCCCTGTCTTGGAATGTTAGACAGTCAGCAACATTGATGTCCTTGGTACGGTGGAGCTGCTTGTTATGCTCCTCCGCTTGTTTCATGAGGTCATCGTATTCCATTAGT